AGCTGCTTGGCCTTTCGGCCTTTGTTTACTTGGTCTTCGTTTGTCACTTACTGTGCCATTCCTTGAAAGGTTGATGGGGGCATCATCTCAGGCGCTGGTGGCTGCGGCTGGGACACAAACTGTGCCGCCTGCTGCTGGGCCAACAATGCCTGCTGACGCATTGCTTCACGATCAATATTCTGGGCCGCATCAATTTCGGCTGTACTGATCTGTGATTTGTACTTTAACTCAATTTCATACTTTTTGAGATACAAATCCTGAGCCATCTTGTCGCGGTTTAAATCATCATCCATGATCATCTGCTGGCGCTTGAGTTCCAGCTCTGCCGCTTTCTTTTGGATATCTGCCTTGATCGACTCGGCCTGCACTTGGGCCAGCACCTCTTCGGGGCTTGGCTTTTGCTGTGGAGGTGGTGGCACATAGTCGGCAGGGATATCTTGGAAAAAGCTGGTTGAGTCTTTGAAACCAGATAACTCTACGATTTTGCGCAGGGTATTGCTGAACTGCTGGGGCGTGACCAAGGGATTCGTTGGGCCAAGCTGCTGCAAGATTTGCTCTTGCTTGGCCATGATCATCATCAGCGCTTGCAGTTTCTCGTTGGTGTCGCCATTACCCAAGGCAATATTGATGTTGGCATCCATCGACACATCCCAAAACCTTGGATCAATCTGCACCCACTCGTTGCGCATTCGCACCATTCGGGCTTTGTCCTGGTGCGTTGTGGCCAAGAACAAAATGCCTTTGAATAGCTTTTTCATGCCTTGGCCAGAATGCGAGCTGTCAGCTCAATGCGGCCTTGGCTGGCGTTGATCGTTGCATTCACAGCTGCTTTGGTGCTTGACTGCAATGCGTCAGCGTTCAGACCCATGGCCGCCTTGCTCATGCCGGTGCGATCTTCTTTGATCTGATCCATGTATTCCATCATCGGGAATGCGGCCTGACCCACAAATGGAGTCGTCAAAGGCTGAACCATGCCAGGCGCTCTCATGCGAATGATGGCGCCTGTCTCGTTGTTCAAGACATCGTCAATGTTGACTTGGCCTTCGACCACCGCTGTGCGCGGGTGAATGCTTTGGGCCAGACTGTCCAATGTGTTGCGGAGTATTTCCGATTTGATTTCTTGCAAGTCGCGGGTAATGTCAAAAATCGACATCGCCTCAAGTGGGCTTGTGTGTGGCTCTGGGTCGCAGGGAAAGTCAGCAAAGGGAATGTAGCTGGCCGGCAGATTACGCACCACCTTGTAACCTCCACCCATGCAGCAGACCTTGCGCAGCTCTGCAATGCCATCGCCATCATAGTCAACGCGGGAATAAGCCTCAATGTAAAGCACTCTGCGCATCATCGGATTGGCAGCGTCATTTGTGCCAAATGTCGTGGACAGCGGCTGACGCGCTAAATACTCGTCATTGCTGTCCAAGTCAGTCGATGACATATTCTCTTCGATTTCATCTTGGTCATAACCCATGGCAAGCAAGTCGGCCATGGTGGCCATTTGCCGGTGGGCAATGATGGTCGCGTCATCAAACGATCTGGCGCGTCTGTCCAGTAGCAGCTCTTCGGGTGGCACGGCCATGATCCTGATCCGGCCATCCTTTGTGATGCGCTTGATTTGCACATCATGGACCATGGCGGGTGGGGCCATAACTGGCTGGCCAGTCATGGGGTCAACTGTGCTGATCTGCATCTCGTCAATGCTTGGGTCTGGGTAAGACGTAATGATCTTGACCTCGCCACCAGGCTCTTGCATGAGCATTTCTAGGGTCTGGTCATCGAGGCCGGTGTACTCTTCAATTCGGACCTTCTCTTCGTCTTCCCAAAAGAATTTGGCAATGCCGCATTTACGCACCAGTGCATCTTTGAAGATGGCATAGCTGGTCAAAAACCCGTTGTTGTCGTTTTGGAAAACATAGTTTGCATAGTCGGTCGCCTGCTGGGCCATCTTCACATCTTCTGGGCCACGGGGTGCAAACTCGACCACATTCTCAGAATTAAAGAAAACGCGCATCAGGCTTGGCAGCATGGCCGAGACAGTGTCCCGCACCTCCATGGCCACCACCTTGCTGTTGCCTTCGACCTCATTGCCGAATAAATCACCGCGATAGTATTCAGTCCCTTTGGCGCGTGTGGGTGACAAGTCACTGTCCACATAGCTGATCGCATCGGTCAGGTCTTGGGTAATGATGGCTTGCAGCTCCATCTCATCCATTGGCTCGGTGGCTGCAATGTCGGTGGATAGGTTTTCAGTAATATCTTGTTCAATCATGGCTTGACCTTTGTAAGTACCACATACATGGAGTCCACAGCCCTCGGGGTGCGGATGATTTCGTCTTGTGGCAATTCTAGTGCTTCTCCCACCTATGAGAGACGCATTTCCAGCGTTGTCAGCTCAAACCGATCCGGCCAGCCCAAG